ATAACCAGTGGGGCTCTCGTATCTCTGAGAAGGGCGCTACCAAGGGTAAGGCTTGCAGCGATTCAGTTCGTATGGCAGTAGCACCTAATGGTCAGATCAATGACCCCATGTTGTTGCGTGTTCCTCCCGCATCCATCAAGGGCTTGGGCGAGTACGGCAAGATGTTGGCTAAGCGCGGTGTTGGCTATAACATGGTAGTTACCAAGGTGAGTTTTGACTTGGAAGCTGAGTCTCCTAAGTTGGTGTTCTCTGCCATTGGATTGTTGGACGACGAAGGCTTTGCAGAAGTGCAAGACGTGATTACTTCTGACTTGGTATCCAACATCCTCGGAGCATCCGAGACTGCGGTAGTTGCCATTGCCGATGCTGCTGAGCCAGCACCAGTAGTTAAGAAAGCTGCGCCTAAGGTAGCGGTAGAACCCGAGGAGGCCGAAGCTCCTAAGGCTAAGCCAGTAGCCAAAGCCAAACCTGCTCCCGCACCTGCGGAAGAAGAACTTGAGCTTGATTTAGACGGTATCAGTTTCGACGACTAAAGTCCCCGTGGAGGGATTCAATGCAATCCCTCCACCACAAGAAGGAATAACATGGCAGTTACTAACATAGGGGCCAGACTATGGATACCCTCGAATTTCTAAAAACAATACTTCCCGAACATGGTATTCACTACTTAGCACTGTTCAAAGAGGGATACAAGTTCCCAGCGCACAAAGCGTATGACGACTTGGACACTATGGCGGCAGCTATCGACGGCATGGCAAACAGCCAGTCGCTTTCGGTGTACCACGCTTGCGCCACATACCAAAAAGCCGTAATAGAAGTAGAAGATGGTGACAAGATTAAACGAAAGTACCGCATCCCCGAGAACTGGGATAGGGCTCGATCATTCTGGGTAGACCTAGATTGCGGCCAAGACAAATTTGATAAGGGTCAGGGCTACTTGACCAAGTTAGATGCTACCAAGGCAGTGTTCAAGTTTTCTGCACTGGTTGGCTGGCCTAGGCCAATGCTAGTTGACTCCGGTAATGGGCTTCATGCTTACTGGCCGCTTACCAAAGACATCAAAGCAGAATCATGGCGCAGGGTAGCTGGGGTGCTTAAAGCATCGCTGGCTCACGCTGGAGTTCTTGCAGACCCTACCCGAACAGCAGACTTTAGTTCTATCCTAAGACCGGCCGGGTCAACCAATCGAAAGAATGGTAATGCAAAGCCCGTAGTCGTAAAGTTCACCGGTATTCCCACAGACCCAAAAGAACTTGCCGAGGCCATTAACAACTACGCCGTCACCAACAGCGTGAAACTTATTCGGGAGCAGAGCAGCAGGGCCGCACCAGTTAGCGACTTGAATTCTGACCTGACCGGCCACCTTACGCAGTACCCCGATGTTCCAACAGATGCCGATGAGATGGCTTCCAAGTGCGCTCAAGTTGCTGTCATGCGAGATACCGGCGGGAATGTTGAGTACAACATGTGGCAGAAAATTATTGGGCTGCTTACCTTCTGCGAGAACGGCCGGGAACTGGCTCAACTGTGGACTGCAAACCGCGAAGAGACGGGGCACACTAACCTAGACTGGGATGTTAAGTTTGATTCGTGGAACTCAGGGCCTACGCTCTGCACCACACTGGAAACTTGCAAGCCTCAGGGGTGTAGCGGTTGTCCATACAAAGGCAAGATTGCAACTCCTTTGGCGCTAGGTAGGGTAATCCCTATAAACCAAGAAGTAGTTGAGGAAGTCATCAACGACGAGGGCGAACCAGCCGAGGCCACAATTCCAGCGCTTCCCCAAGGATATGTATGGGATGGGCGTCTTCTATCGCGGCTACTGCCTGACAAGCAGGGTGTTCTACACCCTTTGGCGTTCTGTGAAAACTTGTTTTATCCTACCTCCCGTATTCGGGGTGAAGATGGCACGTTTAGGTACGGCATCCGCTTCCACCTACCCGACAAACGAGTGCGGGACTTTGAAATAACCGGAGAGTCCGTAGCATCGCCAGTAGATTTACTCCGAGGACTGGCTAAATACGAACTTACTAAGAGCAACCACAAAGACGCAGGAAACCACATGGCCGCGTACCTACTAGATCAACTGCAGTCGCTAAAACGACGCATCACAGAAACCAACACGCTTACCTCGTTCGGATGGAAAGACAACTACAAGAACTTCTTACTTGGAGACAACCTCTACAGCGAAGACGGAACCGAACGCAAGGTTTTAGTCGGAGGCAATGCTAGGGAGAAGGCCAGCGCCTTCATTAACCCCAAGGGCTCCCTAGAGAAGTACGCAGAGTCCCTAAACTTTATGTACAGCCGTCCGGGTGCAGCTCACTGGCAGTACACCATATGCGCTGGCTGGGGTTCGCTCCTGTCCCACTACTGCGAAGATTTGTACAAGGGGTTGATTGTGGCGTTGCATGGTGGTGACACCGGCCGTGGGAAGACAACTGTATGTCATGCTGCTATGGCAGCTTTCGGGCAGCCAGCCAAGATGACCCTCAACTCCAAGGACGGATTTACTACCAATGCTTTGTGGGCTACGTTGGGTGTTTACAACAACATCCCAGTTCTGGTAGATGAGTTGACTGCCGTTGACCCTGCTACTTTTAGCGACATTGCTTACGGGGTATCCAACGGACAAGACAAGACACGCATGACTTCCAAAGGTGGCGCGGTAGTATTTGCCAAGTCGTCGGAGTGGAGACTCAACGTATATGTTACTGGTAACAAGGATTTCCACGGGCTGCTAGCGTCCAACCAAGCTAACTCCCAAGCCGAGGCGGTTCGCCTTATCCAGTTAAGCATTGACCGGTACGCGCCGCTTATGCTTATTGACCGGAGTAAGTTTGCCAACACGGATGCGGGTGAGGAAGACTGGAAATCAGCATCATCGCTCCTAGCTGCAGAGCACATTAAGAAGATGCAATTGAACTGCGGTCACGCAGGTGTTGCCCTGATTAAGTACATTCTTGCTAATGAAGCCGAGGTGTCCAAGCATATGCAGGAAGCACTGGCCTTCTTTACGCAGCAGTTGCCAAGCCCCAAGTACCGGTTCTATCGCGCCCACAGTGCTTGCACTATGGTGATTGCAAAGATTGCTGAAAAAATAGGCATCATCAACTTTGACTTGTCGGCACTGGGAACCTTTACGCTGAAACTTGTAAACGACTTAGCCGAGTCTGTCATGGAGACCAACACAGTATCTGCGGATGACGCGTTCAACCGCATGGTCAGCTACCTAGGGCCAAGGATTATTGTTACTACAGAATATCGGGACAAGCGCGACGGCCGAGGGCCTGAGAGCCCACGCAACCGTATCCTTGGGGAAGTGGCTGGGCGTTACATCTTGGGGACTAACAACCACAAGGAGAACTCAGGTCACCTTATGCTGTCCCAGAAGGAAGTGCGTGACTGGTGTATGAAGAACCGGATTGACTTCAAAGCCATGATGGACAGCCTTGACAAAGACGGAGCACTCATCAAGATATGCAAGCCCGGAGAGAAAGTTACCATGACTAGGGGGACAGACTACCCCATAGTGCAGCAGCGTTGCATTGTCGTGGACACGTTGAAGTTGGATATAGACTCGATTGCCCCTGCACTTTCACTGGTAAGCAATCAATTTGACGGAATCGCTGCTGGCGATGTATGATGCAAGGGCTAGTTGCCATGCTAGCTCTCCTTGTGGTTGAAGTTAGGGGCCCTTCGGGGCCCCTCTTTTTTACTTCTTCATACCTTTGTGCATACCGGGTTCCATCTTTTTTTCCATAGCAGCATAGGATTTTTTACCCGGAGCCATTTTCTTTTCGGCGGCTTCCATTTTCATGGACTCACCCTTACCAAAAGGATTGGCTTTGTTAGCTTTGTTGGTAGCGGTACGTTGACCGCGCATTGGCATAGATTTCATAAAAGTTCTCCAGTTAAAAATTAGTTGCCATTACCACTTCACCTTATCAGCCCAGTAAGCTGCAGACATTGGCCCTTTTGCAATATTCTTTGCGTGGCGATCTTTGAATGCTTTGTTACGAGCAGACCCATCAGGGCTACCCGAAACTCCTTGCTGGCCAAAGTGAATAGTTTTTACTTGGTCACCTGACTTAGCCACCACAACATGGCTCTTGGTTGGATGACTTGGAGTAGCCTTGGGCTTGTTGTAGCCCGATACCCCAGCGCGTTCTAAACGAGAATCTTTCTTCATAAAGTAGCTTCCTCAGTTACGGCACGTTTGTTTGCCTTGTTGAACTGTACACCGCCGCGTGTGTCGCGTTCCCGTTTTGCTTGCTCTTGGGGAGCCCGTAGCAATATGGACAACGGCTGCCGAGTGTAACCTTTTTCAACTCTAGTTGCTTGCAACTTAGCCCAAGCAGCCCTAGCTTCCGCAGCAGCTTCTGTATCACGCCCCTTAACAGCCTTGACATACTCATTCTTTATTTGAGTAGCGCGAGACTGAAATTTTTGGTCTTGGTCACGAATGTTCTGCTGGCGTTCGTACACAACAGCCTGCTTAACTGGTTGAATTCCAAATAACTGCAGTAAGCCAGCCATCGCGCTAATGTCTTCCGCTGGAAGAATAACGTCGCCATTACGACGAGTCATACCTTCGGTCTGCATACGGTACGCTTTCATGGCGTCACCGACACCCTTAGGCATTGTCCGCTCGATACCTTTATGCCAATCCCCAGCAAGCATTAGTCCCAAGCCGTCTACCATATTGGCAGTCATACCTAGGGAAGCTCCGCCAACTAGCGTACCGACAGTCTGGAAAAGACCAGCACGAGTAGTTATGTCCGCGTTGTTGAATGGCAGTACCGACAGCATATTACCCGCACCAACTTTACCGGAAATGTCAGCACCTAGTAAAGTAGGAGTTCCACGCAGTACCATGTTGGAAATATCTTCATCACCTATGGCCTTGCGAATCTCTTGGGTCAGGTTGTAGTCTTCGTCGTCGTCGCCAAACATAGCACCAATAATCCACGATAAAGCCGCGTATCCGGGCAAGCCCATTGCACCGGCCAGCACCCCAGTGTGGGCAAGAGAGTAACCTAGCGTACGCAGAGCGGCAGCACGTTCAGCAGGATTGGTGAATGCATCTTTAATCAGCTTTGCATGGAACGCCAACTGAATAAGCTGGAACTTGCGGAACTGCAAAGCAACCTTACCGACCGGGTTGTTAAACGCCCTAGGCGCATTGAAGCTGGTGTAATCACCGTGAGTTTCTGTCAGGATACGACCGGCATACTCAGTAGCTTTGGCTTCATCTTTAGTCTTGGCAAACTCAAGGCGGTAAGCAGCCATCGCTGTAGACAACCGGTTAACAGACTCAACTTTCTGCACTGCCAGACGGAGCGCCTTGTCAACAGCGTTGAACTTCTCGCGGATAGCCCCTTGGCCCTCGATGCGGAACTCACCAATCTCGCTGTCCAGACCGATGTCAATCTTGCCTTGGTCAGCTAAAGTCTTAATGGCGTTACGCACATCAGCCGGAACTTGAGCAAAGTCAAACTGTTGCTTGAGCAACTTAGCACTACGCATGACCGGGCCGAGCTCGGTGTACGCTTTGAACAAGGCTGCCGATGCTGCGGTGTAGTCGTGGCGACCCGCCATAGCCGGTACGGACATAATCCAAGGCTGGGTCAAGTTCTGCAAGTAGTACGCTGGGCTAGTAGCCAAGAAGTACACAGACGACATGCGGGTTAACTTGTTCAGCCAAGGGTTTGGAGAATAGTCCATCGACTGCATGTAGCGTTTAGACAACTCGTTGAGCAACTCCGACCTGCGAGCGCGGTCTCCGGTCTTGGCCTGATTACGCATTTGTTGCAGCGCGTCTTGTACTTGGGGGTTGTACTTGACCGAAGCCATGAACTGGGCATCAGCACGACCCTGTTGAGCAAACGACTGTAGCATATCCAGTTCACCAGCAACTCCACGGCGACGCATCTCTGACTTACGAGCACTGCCCTCTGCCAAAGCCTCCAAGTACATCTGGCTCACTATGCTCAAGAGTTTAGATGCTGACTTGTCTCCGGCTTGCAAATTACCTTCAACCTTAGCCCGCATCTTGGTCAACTCGCGTAGCGAGGACGCACCACCAAACAGTTCATCAGCAACGGTATCGCGCTCAGCAATGTCAACAGACTCAAAGAATCCTTGGTCTTGCAACTGCGACTGCAGCGTACGGGCATCCCATTTACCGTCAGTAAAACTCACATGGTAGTGGTCACCATCGTTCTCTAATTTGGCAAGAGCAACTTTGTCTTTGCGCTGTTCAGCAGCCGCGTACTCGGCAGACTTGGCAATAACCACATGGCTACCAGTACGTTTGATAGGTGCATACGGCAGGCCATCGCGTACCTTAAATAGAGTGTCAAAGCGTTTAAGCGTAGAAACCTTTTCGCCTTTGAGCTTACCCTCGGCTTCTTTGTCGCCCATATCTTGGGCAGACTTAATCATGGCGTCGTACTCGCTAACAGCGGAGTCAATTACCACTTTCTTCTTCTGCGACAGGACGGTAGAACCGTGCTCAAAGATAGCCTTTACCAGCTTCTGGGTTTCTGGAGCCAACGCATCAAACCGGTCACCCATAACGTCGTCGCGGTATTTGCCGTATCCCCACTTGGTTTCCCGTGTGGAGTCAAATAAGAACTGGTTAAAGCTGCTAGGCCCGATGCCCCGGTCTTGCTCTGGTACAAGCGCGTACATATCAGCAATTTTTTCAACAGTGCGTTCGGCTTCGCGGGCTTCTGACTTGCTTGCAGAGATTAAGTCCGCAAAGTTTCTAGCCGAGGTAAGCCCACCGGCAACCGCACGGTTCACCAAGTCACTTGTAAACACTAACTTGTCAAGGCCCTTACCAGCAAAGTCACCAAGCGCAGCTAAAGAATTACGAACTGGCTGCTGCAACGCCTGAGGCAGCTTGGCAATATTTTTCTGGACTAGCCCTTGGTCTGGGCGGTTGAGGAACCTTGGCCGGTTTGGTTGAAGGGGGTTAGAGAGCCCCGAGCCTCCACGATTTGACGGGGCTTGCGGCCCGCGTTCTTTAACCGGTGTTCTTGCAGCTGCTTGAGCCGCTGTGCTACTTTCAGCTTGTTTTGTGGTTGCATCTGTAATCTCCATGAAAGCAAAAGCCTTAGGCAAGTTTTCTTCGAGAAAACTATTACCGCCGGGTGTGTTAAACATAGCCCACAACTGGGCAAACATCTCTAAGCGAACTTCGTCGGAAGTCAGTTTACTATTTTTGCTACGGTCTAAAGGGTACTTGAATGTTGTAGCAAAATCAGAATCCGGGTTGTTAGTTGCGTACTCAGCAATCTCAATGGCAACTGCGCCCCGTGCAATGATTCTATTGTCTTTTACCTGCAAGTTAAATTCTGGCTGGCTGGAGTGAATACCATTCTCTCCAAAAGCATTGTCGGCAATGTGGCCCAACTCGTGGTGGATAGCCCACTCGGATTTGGTTCTATCTACAAGAACCCCGGAGCGAACGGCCACAGTCTGCTTGCCATCTACCATCATTATGGCGGCATCAAAGTCCACGGTGTCTGGGGCAATCATCCAAGTCTCTACGCCATCAATGACGCTCTGCATACCGTTGGTTTCGTAATGGCGCAAGGCAGCATCCACGCCGGGAGAGCGACGAAGACTTTCCACATCGGTAATCAGACCATCAAACTTTAGTCCCTCGGCTTTGACTTCAACCGTGTCTCCACGCTCTAACTGGCGTATTGCACTGGCTTGGGTGCTTAACGCGGATTTCAACGCATTAGCTGTTCTGTTTGAGTCCCGGCTAGAAACAATATCTGAAGGGTTAATGCTTTCTTGGGAAACTGTAATACGTTCCCCGTTTCGGTCATAGCCACTAAAAACCGACTGGTCTTGGCTAGTAAAGCCATCCAAACGAGTGCCGTTAGCCAGAGTTACAGGGTTGCGTAGCTCTCTACCAAACTCAGGCTGTCCGGCTACATTTTCTTTACCGAGATACAAGTCAGTAGCAAACAACTGCTTTGGTTTTTCCCGCTCCATCCTGCGGATTTGAGCAGTAGTTACGTTTTCTTCCTTGCCGACTTGGGTTCTGTCTACGGTAGTGGTCTTTGCGTTTGGTACTACCGAAGTTGTAGTCTTTGTCTTAGGGGTAAACGTAGTCCGGGTCAGGTCGTCTTTACCGGATTTGTTTTGCGCAGTGGCTCCAGTCAGAAACTCACCAGTCAACTCGGCTTTGTCAGGGACAATGAACAGCGCTGCGCCATCCATCTGGGCCATGTTGTTTTCTGTAAGGCTCTTAAAAGTAGCCTTGTCTACATTGATACAACCAAACGAGTAGCGGGAATCCCCTGCGCCTTCTTTATTTAGGGCTGCTAAACGTTGTTTGGCGTCGGTCTCTTTTGTCCAAACAGAATGGAACAGGGTTACGCTGTACTCGCCATCAATGGCTTTGTCTAAAACAAACACTTTTCCAAAGTCATAGTCACCGGCGGTATAGGCTTCGCCTTCGCTGCGCTTTGCGTCACGCAGGCCCATAGTAAACAGACCAGCGGGTGTAATGCGGTTTTGTACTTTGTCAGTATTGCCTTTGTAGAAGTCACCCACGGTACGGCCAACCAGTACTTTCTTTTGCAAGAATAATGAGCCATCAGGCTTAAAGATAAATACGTTGGCTGTCTGCTTGTCCGTAATCACCATGAACTTGTCTTGGGAAACTAGACGGTCTTTGATGGCCGGATACAGTGTTTCGTACACTTGCTGCGCGGAAGCGGACATCTTGGCTTTTGCCTGCGCTGGTACATCTGCTTTTACCTGTACCGTTTGCGCTACAGTTTTCGGAGCCATGATAATAAGCTCGCTATTGCCAGCCATCTGCATAGGATTAAAGATCATGGCAACCGACAGTACGCCAGCGTGAATAGCTTTAATCGTAGAGCGAATGGCTCCGGCAACGGCTTCTGCACCTTTAGTTGCGTACAGGATAACGTCGGCTTTGACCCTAGCCAAGAACTCAGCGGTATCTGACTTTACGCCGTAATGTTTTTCCAGTTGCTGGATTGCTGGCGCGGGCAGAGCTAAAACTTGAGGCTTGATAGTCTCATCAATAATCCGAGATTCCACGTCAATGATGTTGAACTCGTCGGTTACTTTAAGTGTGTTTCCGTTCGTAGCTTCGTTGTAGTCAATAGATAGCGTGTACAACGGCAAGCCATATTTGGCGTACTGCTTAGCGGGTGAAGCGGGAGAATCTGGCAACGATTCTGCACGATCCATTTCTTTAAAAATTTTGTCTTGTTCCCGGCTAAGCTGGGTAATTCGGTCGTAAAAATCTCCGAAAGCTAACTTGGCAGCTTCTCTGTTTCCACTTTTACCTTCGGCGCTAACAATAATTTTTAAGCGTTCTTCAGCAGTAATGCCCAGAGTTTTATCAAATTTAGCTAACGCACTATCAACTTGTTCGTACTTAGCAGCAAGTTTGTCCAGCGTATCTTCTTTAGTTCCTTCTTGGGTTAGCAAGGTATCTTTTAGTATTGCAACAGGAAATACCGCATTGGTAACTACGCTATCAGTTTGGTAACCCTTGGAGGTAACACCGGCTTCAACTTTCGGCAATACCAAAATAGTATCGCCTTCTCCAGAAAAAGCTTGCCCATCTTTTGTAGTACTAACATTTGTGCCGGGTTTAATTCCGTCGCGCATGATGGACTCTAAGTCTGCATCGGAGCGTACTGCGTGGTAAACATACTTGGACATGTCCAAGACAGTTTTGGCTGTTAAATCTTTAGTGGTGCTGGTACTCTTAACAGAAACCTTGGCCAGCTTAACCAGTTCGGTCTTGACATCATCGGCAGTCCAGTTGTCAGGCCCAAAGCCTACAAATTCTTTTTGCTGCGCTGCAGTCAAGTCAGCAAACTTGGGAGCCTCAGGGTACTCGGCAACTACCAAGTCCCAAGATTCGGCAGCCTGTTCGGTGTCGGTCTTTATTTCTTTGGCAAAAAGACTACTGGGTTTAATTCCAGCTACAGGACGTGATTCTGATCTGTTGATAAGCGAGTGCAGTACCACAGGGATTTTTTTAATTTCAAGTTCTCTAGCAATTTGCAGTCGATGATTACCCTCAAATACCTCTGGTTTACCCGCTGGCGTAGTAACAATCGTAATGGGGTCAACTATCCCAGTTTCAGCAATGCTGGCTTTAAGCGCCGCATATTCGGGTGTGCTGGTGTTTGCTTTATTTCTTTGGTCAACACCGTCAAGCAAGGAAGTGTTAACTACTTCGACTGTGCCTTTTGTTTTGCTGGTGACGCCTTCCCACGGGGCTTTTGTTTCACTTTTTCCGGCAGGTTTTTCGGCACGCCGTACTTGTCCGCCCACTCTTTGGCTAACTTCGGCTTTTGGCTGAACAGAAACGCTTGTTGTGCTAGGCTCTTGAATGGCATTGGTTTTCTCCAGTTTGGCTAGTTTGACCGACAGTTCTTTTACCTGTCCGCTTTTGAACTTGACAGTAACCGTTGTGGCGTCACCAGTACCATCAAAACTCTGCACTACACCAGTACCCAGCTTGGGGTTCGTTACGGTGTCGCCTTTTTGCAGACCTTTACGATCAGTTTCCAGTTTAGCCCGAGCGTCGTCACGGGCTTTAATTGCTTCAGGGCTTAGTTTTTTCTTGTCCCCGTAATCTACTTCAGAGCCCAATGGAACTGCGCCAGCTTTGGCTTTAGGTGCTCGTTCAACTTGCCCTTTTTCTTTGGGGGTTGCTTCCAAAAGAGCGGCTTCCAGCTTGGCTCGTTCGGTTTCAATTAGTTCGTTGATGGCTGCAATAGCTTCTTGGTCGCCTTGCGCTTCAAACTCAGCAAGGGTAGCCCTAAGGGTTTCTTCGGCTTCCAGAGCCGCAGTTATTTTGGATGCAGCTCGGCCTTCTTCGCCTACCTTTGACCACTCACGCTCGGTGTCCATGCCAAAGCCAGCAGTTTCACCTTCTTCGGATTTAAAGCCTTCGTCAGACAAAGCAGAAGACAACGCTCGCGTCTGCTCTACTCGGGCTTCTTCCTCAAGGCGATCAATTTTTTCACTGGTTCTGCTAAGTTCTTTAGCAATACGCGCTTTTTCTTCTGGGGTCTTGGCTGCTTTGTACTCGTTACGCAGATTTTTAATCTCGGCTTCCAATTGCCCAATTTGTGTGTACTGGGCTTTGGTGTTGTCGTCCACCCCAAACAAGTTGAGTACTTGGTCAGAGTCTAATCCTAAAGTTTTACCGGCAGCCACCAGCTCACTGGGGTTTCCAATTTTGCGAACACTGACTGGCTTTATTCCGTACCGAGCTGCAATGGCAGCAACAATTTCGGCTGAACCTTTTACGCGGTCGGCACGGAGTACAGTTAAATACGCACGCAAAATACCTGCATCACGCACTTTATCTTTTGACTTGGCAAAGCGGGTGTCAATCAGTTTGGCTACCTGTTCATCGCTAAGGTCTCCAGAGTCAATGCGAGTGCCAGCATCTTCTTGGGCTTGCGCTTCTAGTTCTGCAGCGTTACCTGTTGCTCTAGCAATGGCTAGTCGATCTTCTGGGCTACGCAGCGGCTGTTGTCTAGACCCAGTAACTGGGGCTTCGTTTAAGTCAGTTGGAGCCGCAGTAGCTGCCCGCTGTCCCATTCCGGGAGTAACTGTAACTACACGTTTACGGCTAACCACTGGGCCGCTAGGAGCCGCAGTAAGCGCAGCCACATCAGGAGCAGACACATCAGGAGCAGACACTACAGGAGCGGCAGTCGCAATAGTATCGGTAGTGTCGGGAGTAGAAATTACACCGGTAGACTGTTCGCCACCGGTATCTGGAAGAAGGCTAACCGACGGAGCTGGGGCTCTAACGAGTCCGGCATTACTACCCACTGTGCTTCGGACTGCATTAGTTGATCCTGAAGGAGCCAGAGTTCCCGGGAGGACAGTACCCCCAGTTCCCACGCCAGTTGTAATTCCGGCTGCAGGTGCATTTGGTACGCTGACATTGGGAGTTCCTTTGCGTGCGTTGATAAGCGCAGAGTCAAGTAGCTGCTGGGCTCTCTCCAACCGCTTAAGAGTCATGGGCTTATCGCCAGCAAACTTCCATACATCAATCAGCAAATCTGAATCTACAGGAATGCCGGACTGCTGTATCTCGCCGTAGAGTTGGAGAGCTTGTGGCGTTGGCACTACACCGAAGGTATCACGGAGTTCAATTGCGCGTGGGTCACGAACAATGGTCGCAGCAGCTTTACCTGTTCCGGCAGTAACTTCAGTAGAAGCGGGAGCTGTTAGGTCAATACCGCCAGTGTCTCGTTGGAACTGTTCGCCCACGGAGAGTTCGCGCTCTAACCCAGTAACTGGGTCTTGTACGCGCTGGCCGGAGGGTTCGCTGTATGCGGCCTCAAATGTTTTTGCGTAGTCTTTGGCAGAAGAAGTACGGGTTAACCCTAAGTTCTGCTCAATTCTGTCTTTGATTGGGTCTGGTTCTGTAACTAATAAGTTACGTTCACCGCGTTTGCGTTCTTCTTCAAGCCGGGCTAGTGCGGCATTGCGAGTATCTTCTAACTGCAACTGGCTATCAAACCAGCTGTCTACGTCTTTCTCGGAAATCCCTTGGCGGCGAGCCTCGTTGATTACCATGTCGGTAGCTTGAGCCCGAATTTCTGTTGGGGTATCTTGTCCGTACAGGGCTTGTTTTAATTGCTCGGCGCGACGCGAACGGCTTACATGTCCACCCAAAGCCAACGGGCCCAAGATGGCTGTTAGGCCAGCACCACCAAGAGCAGACTGCTTGGCGATATCTTCAAGGTCTTCTTCTTTTGCTCCGTAAGAGCGTTCAATCAGGGAAGTACCAACGTCCTGAGCCACCTCAGTAAGCGGCTGTACCGCCAAGTTGGTAGCGTAGGCTTTGGCAAGTGGCTTTACTATGGCGGTATCAGTTAATTTACTTGCCAGCCCACCAGTGGTTTTTCCAGTAAGACCAAATAAAGGCCCCGCAGCTCTGATAGCACGTCCGCCTACAAAGCTACCTATGGCTTCACCACCACCTTGAAGGACGCCGACACGACGAGCAGCAGCAATAGCCTGTTCTTCGGGTATGCCTTGGTCTATGAGTTTTTGATACGTTTCTTGTGCGCTAGAAGTACCATAGAGCAAACCAGCTCCACCAACCATAGCTGCTTGACCAATTCCGGGGATAAATGCTAAAGGCGCAACGGACAACGCTGGAGCAACACCGCGAGCGCCAGCAACAAGAGCTTGGCCAACAATACCGCGAGTTTTGTCACCCCGGGTATCTTGTTCGTATTCGGGTGCTCGGGCTTCGGCAGCCCGCTGCATCTCTAAGCCGTATTGGGGGGCAACACCTGTGTACTGAAGACCCTGCCCAACCATCTTTGGCAAGTCAACCATAGCACCACCAGCAAGCTGACGGCCCATTTCACCAACAGTGCCCTTGGGTTTTAAACCAAAGTAGTCGGCGTTATCTTCAAACCGTTCTCCGGTTCTGCGACTGTATTCCCGTAGTAAGTCTTCATCGGAAAGCCCTTGGAGGTCTTTTGGAGCCGAATCTCTAAGTTCTCGGATTGTATATACAGCCATTAGAAACTTCCGTTAATTGATCTCTGTCCTGACGGCAGTAACCCCCGTGGAGGCACTCCAAGTGTTGGCGGATTATATACAGGAGCGGGTCTATTGGGTGTAACTAAGTTGCGCAAATCTAAAAGTTGTTGACCTTCCGGTGTGGCAGTTTGCAACGCTGTTTTTGCTTTGGTAGGAGGAGCCGCAGCGGGAGCAGCAGGGAATGCCGGTTTACCGCCTCCGCCGCCAACAAACTTCTCTACCCGGTACTTTTTGGCTAAGGCATCTCGTTCTGCCGGAGAAGCGTCTTCGGGAAGTTCGGCTAAAGCTTTTGCGTACGCACTGTAGTTAATTTTATCTACGTCGTTCATGGTCTGATTGGGGTTGCTTTTAGGCGTAAGTCCTACGAGCGTTGACTTTTCCTCATCAGTAAGTTTTCTGTCCAGAACTTTTTCTATGTCAGTTATTTTTTTCTGGATATCTTTAGTATTTTCGCGGCCTCCCCCAGCATAGTAATCTCCCATGCGGTTATCTTTATTGGCGCTAGCTTCTTTAGCTTTAATACCTGCTTCTTTTTCGCGTAGGGCTAGTTTCCACTCAGCTACATTTGCTGGGTCTTGGGCAGCTTTGTTTAAGTACGCCGTAGCTAAGTCAGCATTTGTAAAGCTCTCGGTGCGAATTACCTTTGTTGGCTCTGCGTCGCTGACAAGGTTAAGAATAATTTCTCCCTTGGCCCCTACGCCTTTGATGAAGTGTGTTCCATCGCCGAAGCGTTTGTCTTCTTTGTGCAGTTTTAAAAGGCCGTCTAGGTCTTTACCCTTTGTGGCTTTTTTGATATCCAAGTCAAATTGCTCTAACTCCAGCTTGTCCAACCCAGTCATTTTTGTAACTACGTCAAACTGTTGGCTCCGGTTTAGGTTGTAAGTAGCAGCAAGTTCTTTAAGTTTGTCTGCGGCAGGAGGAGCTCCTGTTTCTTGTTGGTGTGCGCTAACAGCATTTTCAAAGGCAAGCATATTGCTGTCTTCTTTTTCTTTGCGTTCCGCAGCGGTCAACTCTAATTCGCCTTTTTTAAGGCCTTGTTTGAGGCGTTGTTCCTCCAGCGGACGCATCTTGGCTTTGTAGTCCAACTCATCAGCGTCCGCAAGCATCTGAGCCGCCCTAACTGGGTCGCCGTAAGCACCAACGATACGAGCAGCTTCGCGCATCTGCAGACCCTGCAACTTCATTGGCTCCATTGCACCAGCAACGGTAGTACCTTTGTAACGCTGAACTTGCTGTGGCGCTATGTCCGTTTGGATAAGTGGGCCCGCTGTCCCTTCTGGAAAAGCTAAACCCTGTTTTGGCGTGTATCGCAATGTTGGCACTTGGCCTTCAGCCCCGGGCATAGCCGACACATCGTACAGCCCGGAGTCTTGAAAACTCTGAATTTTTTGCTGCCCTTCTGGGGTGTAGTCGAGGAAACTTTCTGCGGGGTTAAACGCTTGGGCAAGTTCCTCGCGTTGGTTGCGCTCGCGCATGGCCTGACCAAGTTGGAGTCCGGCTTGTAGTCCGCCGGAAAGACCTTTAAAAAAATCAGCCATTTTTACTTGCCCCCAAACAGTGTTTTAACCGCAGCACCACCGGCAGGGCTGCCCATGTAAGCACCAACCCCCATACCAACGATGGAAGCAAACGGATCGGCTTTACTCTGGTCGGTGTTGTACACGCTAGTCTGCGAGTTGAGAATATTTCCTGCGCCTTGGATACCCATCTGGCCTCCAGCAAGCGAAGTACCAACTCCACGTCCGTAAGCATCAGAGAATTGATTACCGGGAGCCATAGCAGAATTGAGTCCTGAACTACCTGCACCAGTAGCTCCTTGGTATGCAGCAGTAGAAGCCCCAGTGAGTCCGCGACCGAGACCAGTAACGTCCATTTTGCGTGCCCAGCCAAGCTGGTCGGCTTGCATACGAGCTCCGGTTTGTGCTCCAGCTCCCATAGAGGCAAGCGCTAACGCGTTCTGGTTACCCATAGCAAGGGCATTACCTGAGCCGGGGCCAATGCCGCGACGAGAAAGGTCTCGCCCACTTACCGCTTGCGCGTTACCAAAAGCTCTAGCGACGTCAGCAGCCGCTTGAGACCCTAACTGCTCTTTGTACGCAGCCGTATCAAAATTCATGGCGTCCGCCACCAGCCCCTTTTCAACCGGTCGGAACGTATTTACGTTGTAGTCGTAGTAATCCTTGGCTTGGCTCATTTGCTGCTCTTGTGCAGCAAGCTGGGACTCTGATACCTGCTTAGCAAGTGGCTGCATTTCAGCATACTGCTTCTCAGCAAATGCTTGTTGCCTATTACCTAGTTTTTCTGCAACATCAACACCACGTTGAGTCGCTGCAGCCATCGCGGTATAGTCTGGCGCTGGGGCCGATTTTCCACCCATAATCTACTCCTTACGTAACCAACGACATCCGTCGGGCCACAAAACAAGAACATGCATATCAGCGCCGGGAGCGCCGTCTTTCATTACGAACTCTTCTACGAAACCTAAGTGCTTATCGAACTCTATAATATGGGGCTCATTGCTGGGAACCATACCTGTCAACCGTTTAAGCCCGCACTGGTGAAATGCGTAATCGCACACTGCTTGGAACAGAGGAACAATGAGTTTGGTGTGTCGTGAAATTGCTATATGGCATGTCGCGTTTGCACCGTTAAAATTGTTCACTACTACTCCGGCAATAACATCACCGTTCTGGGTTACACCCATTGCGTAGAAACTACCCCAATCGGCTACTTGTCCCACTTGCTGGGCAACCCACGCCCCAATGCGTTCTTTCTGGTTGAATACAAGTTCTGCCATATGCGTATTATGGCCTATCTACTGCAATCTATCTACTATTTCGTTAAGCCTAGCAATAACTTCTGCAAGCGTTGCTCCGGAACTTAAATGTTGAAACCTAGTTACGTTGCGTCCTTGTCCGGTTATGGCATCCAAATTTTGTTTTACCGAAGACAGCGCAAGGTCTAAATCTCCCTTACCGGTACGGACAGTGGGGATGGCAGCTTTGGTCATGCGGATGTTTGAGATAGTTCAAATACAGATTCAGCTACTGTTATGGTATACACGTTGACGGAGGTATTTATACCCACGCTGTACACCTCGGTCAAGTAGCCAGCGGGCATACGGAACGGGCTAACCGAAGTTACGTTTTTGGTAAACACGGGTACATCCTTGGAGAACAACGTAAACTGAACCCGCTTGGGGGTATCTTGATCCACTGGAATAATATTACTTCCGTTGACCTCCATAGACAGGAGCTCCATACCGTTCAGGTGACCCGATACCGCATCAGCCCCCAGTGCTATAAGGGCTACGTTAGCGGCAATCTGCGTTGTATTGATAGGCACAATCGCAGAATAGTCAGCGTGAATCTGGGCTGTCGTAAAGTTCAGAGGCTTAGGTAGCTGGAAAGATGCGCTCAACCAATCGCTCTCGTAACTTTTCCCCCCATCGTAGTCCCACTGGTACAGTTTATTGGCCTTAGCTACATATAGCTTGCCGTCGTAGTCGTTGCGGTAGATATCTGTAACATAGTCGTCGACCTCAATAATGCTATCAGCCTCGGTTATGTCCAGAACAATCATACGGCTTTCGGCCCCCACGTAGGCTGCGTAGTATTTGTTGTCGTGGAACGCCGCATCAAACGTCGACGGATTAAGCAATGACCACTCATCAATCCGGTACAAGTTACGAGTAATACACTCAACCCGCCCGGGAGCAATTAGCCACAAGCCGTCGTAACTGGGGTACAAGGCTCCACCACCAACATTGGCAATTCCGCGTTTAGCTACGCAAGGAGCGTAGGTTTCCAGCGTACTAGCGCTCATCCCTTGGGGGTCAGAGCCCGTGAACAGAACTGGGAACGTGTCAGTTAGCAAAATAACCGCATTGATAGATGGCACTACAGCTACACCACGCCCGCTAAAAGAGTACCGATTACGGACTGGCCACGAGTACGGCATGTAGGGGTCACTGAAGCACAATTCGTTTTCAGCAATTCCAACCAAGCACCCGTTGGGGAGTGCGGCTATGCTTACCAAGTTCTTCGGTGGTGTAGAGGAGTCAGCAGTCGGAAGTACCTCACCCAAGTCAGCAGAAGTAACGGTATCCGCGTACGACGTTGTGGCTACAGCGACTTCACCAACATACAAAAATGTGCCCGCAGTACCGACAGTACGGTATATCCGTTTGACCATGCCAGTGACGTTGTGGGGTGCGTTTCTAGTCCAAGTCCCGCCGCTAGTGTATGTTTGAGCTGTTTGTAGAGCGACTTCAACGTAACTACTGGCTACATTTACAGTTAAAACACGATAAGAGGCGTTCAGGCTAGTCATCCCAACCACACTAGCAAAAGTCAAAGTATCGTACTGCTGTATGCCGAACACGGTATCTAGGGTGATACGAATTCGTCCAGTACCGGTAGTAGTGGCTCCGGTAATAGTTCCGGAGTTTGGTGGCGCTGTCTGCATGGACGCAACTGTCCACGTACCACTGGCGTTGCCCGTCACTATCGTAGATGGGGGAGACGGGGGAGATTCTTCTCCCAGAGTTGTAACGTATGTATATACATACGAGCGCGATTCCGTTGGAGCAGCTCCGCCAGCCACCGTCACACCTGCAGCCGTTGAGGGAGCCGAAACACCTAAAGCGAACCACGCCGTTGGGTACGGAGTCGCGCTAATAGCGGCCGTGTAGGTTGACATTCGAGGTTCAAAGTTCTCCCCAGTAAAGTAGAACCGCCCTTCGGCATCGTTGGCAATCAGCGATTGCGCCACGTCCACGTCCGAATCCCAAGTCAACCAGTTGGTCTCAAAAACTTCGTTCCTGTATACGCGATAGCGATTGGTAGTCTTAATATTTCCAGTAGTGGTAAACACCAGCCCCAACCCAGCAAGAGGGTCTAGGCGTCCGGAGGTTAACTTGCAGTTAAGAGCCCTAACCGCTTGGTTTGATTTAAGTAGGCGGTCGCTTGTACGGGGAACTTGTCCCCGAAACGCTTTGATGTTTATAGCAACCATTGTGCGGCCTTTTAAGTTATGGAGCCGTAGCGCGTGCCCGTGACTAACCAAGTCGCAAATGAATTTCCTACTACCGCAAGGCCACCAGCGCCTCCGGCGGTTGCATCACTGCCACCGTAGTTTTCTCCCATTACGCCTGAAGAACCCCAATTTCCTCCGGGGCCACCGGTTCCAGCACCGGGTGTGTTATTTGGAGACGCTGCGGCAGCAAAGGTTCCGTATGGAGTTTCACCTGATCGACCGCCAGACCCAGTAATAGAATTATTACGACCCGTTCTACCACCGCCACCGCCGCCGCCAGCACCACCTCCTGAGCCATACCCACCGCCGCCGCCGCCGCCGCCAATAATGTTATTGTTCGTTAGGGTGGTATTTCTAAGCAACCGCAGCGCGGGGCCGCCAGCAGAACCGCTTAAACCTGATCCAGAATTGGCTCCGTTGCCGCCTTGCCCAATGATGTACCCATTGTTGATGACTGTTACCGTATCGTAGGGGCTAAATGCCGAATCAACTGTTAGCGCGTAAAGGGATGTGCTATTTGCGGAAATAACAATTCCGCTTGCAATTGTAAAAATAACGTCCGTTAAACCCGGCAAATATCCCGGCCCGGGAGATGGTGAGTCTGAAGCAACAGTAGTGGGACTAAGAGAATAATTAAAAACATCACTCGAAATAGTAATTGTTTTTGTTAACCGCTGCCCCCCGCTGCCAGAAAGGACGTTATGGATTGCGGCCATCAGAACACTCCGGCCCCAGAAATTACAGCCGTAGTTGCATTTATGTAAACAACAGTTGCAAGACCGTTAAGTGCAAGGCTCCTATTTCCGGTGCTTCCAAGTCCAGCCCAGTAAAGAGTCAAGCTAGTTCCAGAAACTAAAGACTTTGTAGTATTCGTGCTGTTGTAAATTGTCACAACATCATTGGCTGCAAAAATATTGGCGGGTAACGTTAAGGTAGCAGAAATTGATACTAGGCCCCCGCGATCTGTAAGAACAAGAGTCCCCGTAGTTGTGCTGGGAGAAAGCGACCGTAAGCGATCAACAAATGCGGTACTGGCAAGAGCTGTAGTATTAGTTCCCGAAGCCTGAGTAGTAGTCGTGCCGGTGTAAACGCCGTTAAATGTGTTAGCCCCGCTAAAGGAGTTATCCCCACTAAAAGTGTTGTTACCGCTCAGGGTATTAGCCCCGCTCAGGGTATTAGCCCCGCTAAAAGTGTTAGCCCCGCTGAAGGTGTTAGCTGCGCTAAAGGTGTTAGCTGCGCTGAAGGTGTTAGCTGCGCTGAAGGTGTTAGCTGCGCTGAAGGTGTTAGTCCCACTAAACGCGTTATTTTGCGAGGGAATAGCCAAGGCTACGGCCAAATCAGCAGCCGTAACTCGTAGCCCAACAACTGTACCGGCAGTAAAAGCAAGAGCTGTTGTACTTTCTTGGCCACGAATTACGTTGCTTAAAATAGCTGAGCCAGACGCTCGTGTGCGTACATAAACAATTTCTACGTTCCCTGCTGAGTCTTGAAGAGTAACCTTAAACCAGTTGGTCGCCGCCGGAACTGAGCTTGTGCCCGTGTTGGCTACGGGAAAAAGGTCTGCGCTAGCGGAGTCCACGACAATAGATGTCGCCGTATCCGTAATGGTAGACGCAAGCACCGCTCGGGCGTTATTAGTAAATTGTTGTGGCATAGCTCACTCCATAGAGACTGAGGGGCATTGTAACCCCATATACGCCCAGCCGTCAAAGCGTAGACAGTCTGTCTTGTGTTTTAAAACGGCGAATATCAACGCGATTGATTTTCATACCGATATTAGACTGCACCAGTATGAATTATTTATAAATTTCTACGCTAGGGCAGACGCGGCGGATTGGACTTCAGAAACCCTACGGCTCCATCCCTTGCCAAAGGTGGCGAAGGTGGGCAACCCCTCAAGGAACTGTAGTCGTCTGTCGTTGTACTTGGCAATAAGGTCTTGTACATCCATCGTGTGTACAGCAGCCAAAGTACCTTTACCGATAGCCCCGTCAGCAGTAACTTCCACAATTTCCTGCAACCACTTTGCAGCTCGTCCGGGGCCGCTATTGATAGCAGCGTCAAAGACGGCATAGTCAAGCCCTGACGGAAGGTCATCACCGGCAACTTTGTCCCAGTACTTGCGTTTGTATAGCGGGGCAACAGAGTCGGGAGTTAGCGCCCTCATGTCGGCTTCAGACACCGGATGCCCAACATACTCTTCCCAAGTGTTCTTAGTACAGCCAAGATTAGTCATTCCACCGGGGTCTTTTGGGTGATTAACAAAACCACCCTCCGATTTAAGTACGTGGTCTAAAGCTGCTTTAAAGTTAGAGTTCATTTTATGTAAAGCCTTTGGTTAATAGAAGCCCTGACGTACCCGTCGTCTTTTGAGTTAACTGGCGAAAGTGCATGCGGCTCAAAACTTGGAAAAATTAAACAGCAATTGTCCTCTAGGTGCGGTGTGTAGTCGTACCGAGTAAAGGTTAATTTACCACCCTCAAAATCTTTACCTAAAAGAATTGGGTACAACATAGTCACGACTGCGGCATCTTGGTGCGGGAAATAGCTGCTGCCGTTTTTATAAAGCTGCACATACGTAGTGTCGTGGTTGCTTGTTGGTATATACCCAATAAACGGGTTATCTTTATCTTGCAATACGCCTTGCGTACAAAGGCTAAAAACCTCTCGGGTAGAAGTAAGTATTTTGCTTGCTTCGCGCTCTTGCCCAAAAACTTTATCTAACCAAGTAGATGGGGTGTTGGCAGTATTAAGCAGCTTTGTATGGTGTGCATCCTCGGGCACAACACTTTCCACAACGGGAATTAACGAAATTATTTCCTGTTTAATAGCGCCCAGAGTTACACCATCAAAAAAGTTGTAGATGATGGTGTGGTGAAACGGATGTTTCATGTGCTGGATTATCACTTCTTAGCCCTCATGTCGGCTAATTTCTCAAGCGTTCTGCCACCAAAATACGCACCCATTACAAGCATCCCCCACTGCCCAAGCAGCGTAACGTAAGACTCGGAAATCTTAAATCCGAAGCCGTCCAAAATAGCCAGCGTAAGGTACGCTGTCAGGATATACACCAAGGTCATTGGACGTACGTTTTTAGACAGCCACGAATCCGAAGCCATGTCAGCAGTCCAGCGGTCTGTGGTGTTTTGCTGCTCGGCTTTAAACATCTCGGTCTCGTTTGCCATCTTCGCCAGTTCACCGTTTTGCTGCATCTGAAACAGTTCAGCTTTGGCCTTTTCAGCAGCAATTGGGTCAGGCAAAAAACGGTCAATGAGTTTGCCTCCAATAGCGGCAAGTGGGTTTAGGTCACTCAAGGTCATTGTTTACTCCTAGATAACATGGTTGCGGCAATACTCAGCATTGTTCGTGCTGACTCTAAGTTTTCGGGTTCGGTTTCCCATCCCACGGTTATCTGCCCCACAAACCGCCCCGGCTCTGGTGGAACACTGATTCTGCAAGTATAGGTAACACCCTTGTTGATGTACCAAATACCCATTTCAGACTGCGCCGTGCGGTACTCCCCGCAAGGGATTTCGTTTGCCATCAGTTTTACAACATCGGCGTTATTGGCTGCGTTCTGCGTGAACAGTCCAACATCCAGCCCGTCATTGGTTTTGTCTCGCCCATCCTTGGCATAGGCTCGGTACAGCACACGAGTACCAAACATAGGGTTGACTTTAAAAACCGCAACCACAGTGGCGTTGGTAGTTTTAAACAAGTGGGCAGACGCATCTTCAACCCTGTCCTCGGCAATGCTGGGTATCTTCTTGGATTCTTTGTAAGCCCCAATCAGCAAGTCTTGGTTTGTGTACACAAAATAACCAGCAAAAGCAACTACGCCCATGACAAGGATGGCGGCAAGTTTAAATGGCGAATCTACATACCCCAGAACTTTGTCAAGGGTTGAATTAGCGTTTAACGTTCCTTCGCTCATAGCTTCCCTTTCATTTCGATTACACCCCAAGCCACCAAAATAAAGATGGCTGCAGCCACCAAGATACAAAGCCCCATTGTGATGGCCTCGTCAATCTCTGCCTTGCGGTTCTTAGCCGCTTTAGCATCCAATATCTCCTGTGTTCTCCTGCGCTGCACAATCGAATTGCGCTCAAGCAGAATCTGACTCCAAAGCTGGCTGTGACCCTGATTGATAAAGTGCCACTTGAGTTCTTCTTCAGCCCGATTCAGTTCATGCAACTGCATGACCGTGGACATTGCTTGGCTGGTATCTGAACTGTACTTTTTCTTTGGGTCTTTAACTGCTTCCTTGGCTACCTTTTCCTTCGCGTCAAAAAACTTCATCACGTCATTCGTGATGCCTTGGACATCCTTGCCCATCTTGATGGCTGCTTGGATGCCTTTGATGGCTCCTTGGGCAACTGCAAACGCTGTTAGGGGATCAATCACTTTTTAGGCTCCAGCACCCACCGGCAGACTCTACCGTCCTTATCTAAAAATTCATTGGCTCCGTACTTTTCGCTGGGCAGCACAACGCGGCACACCAACACGATTCTTGTCTCGGTGTTGGGCCATTGAACTTGAGCAGAGGCAATTGCATCTATCACTTGAATCCGTGGTTCTTTGCAAAGTCAAATATAAGGTAGGCTAAACCTGCAAGCGCAGCCCACACCAAGCCGCCCAAGGTCTTCTCAATGATGGCCTGGCGTAACTTAATGGACTGCTCTTGCTTTTCAATGGCAAGTTTGACCCAACGCACCTCATCTTCAGACAGAGTAGATGATGCTTTAATCGCCGCAGCAATATCGGCAACGAGTTCAGCGCGTTCGGATTGGTTCATGATGAGCCTTATGTTGGTTAAGCAGCCGGAGTTTCTACGGCAGATTCTACCGCGTCAGCCAAAGTTCGACAACATTTTCTGCCACAGCACAACGGCAAAAACAAAAATTGCAAACAGCGCAACAGTAAACGCAATTAAAACTGCAAAAAAAGTAATCTCCACTGGGATTACATCCAGTGGAATGTGCTTCCACAAAAAGTACATAAACCGTTCTACCATTATTGAGTAAAAGTCCATTATTTAATTTTACCGGTCAAATTAATATACGCAGTTTCAGCAATATGCTTTTCAATCAAAGATGCTACGGACACAATAACGCGATCCCCGTTTTTTATGGGTGTAGACGAATGCTCCTCAATACTAGAAAAACACACCCAAGCATCTCCCTCTTTTACTCCGATTTTTACTCCGTCTAGTATAGGCTCACCACCGAACTTAGGCATTTCTACGGCTACGTTACACCGAACATGGTGAAAACCTTCTGGTGCTGGATCGGTATGTATATGTACATGCGCCCCCATTAAGTAGTTAGTGCCTACAAAATGCCCCAATTCAGGTTCTTCCATCTCCCACACCAGACCAAAACGGAAAAACAACTCGTTAACAATACTTTGGTCTATTTTTACTTTTGGAACAAAACGCCGACCGTATCCATTTGCACGCATTTTTCCATGACTAATCAACGGTTTTAACTGTTCAGCTATATCGGGGGCGTGTATGACCCGCTGCATGAATTTTACTGGTTCACCGTAGGTTTGGCAAAGGATAACGGATTTACGCCTTTTGGGACGGTAGCTGGATCAATGATGTCTTCAACGTTTTCACCAAAACGCAGTGCGTGTATGCAATAGGCTACGGTGTCTGGTTCCAACGCTACCAGCTTGTGTTCCTTTTCCGCCTTAATGTAGATCATGTGGGGGGCTGAAAACTGCGTAACCACGCCGTCTACCTCAAGCTCTACAGAGCCAGAAGCCAGCAACGTAAGGTGATCGAACGGGTGTGTGTGCCCGTGCTCAATGTCGCCAGCAGCTTTAAAGTGCATCATTCGGCAAAACAAGTTTGCCACGCAACTTATTGCTATGTGCGGGGGTAGGTTCATCGGTTACCGTCCATGAAAGATGTGGTGGGTATCTCGTTCCAAAACCACGTCCATGTTGTTTGGTCTAGCGTGGCTTCTTGATTTGGTTTTGGGCCGTAAAACACATTGTTCAAAGCGTCATAGCTAAAGCCAATACCCGCGTAATGCGCTCTAGGGTTATCGGCGGTTGTTTGGTACGTTTGAATCCACAAATCTTTATCCGGCAGAGTATCAATAAAATCTTGCTCCGCAACAATTACTGAATCTACCACACTATCAATTACGCGGGCAAAATAATTCATACTATAAAGTTCCCCGAAGTTGTGAACGTGTGGTACGTATATCCACCGGCAGATGTAACGGTTCCTCCGGTGGCAGCCTGTGCTCCTAAGTAACGAATAACAACCACGCCCGATCCGCCCGCTGCTCCGGGGTAAGAAACATAAGCACTTCTACCGTTACCGCCTGCTCCGCCACCCAACCCGTTTGTCCCGTTACTCAATGAATTTGGCGCAGTTGTTCCATTAGCTCCGCCACCCGCACCACCTGCACCGCCGCTTCCTGTGGAGTAAGTTCCGCCACCACCGCCCCCTCCGTAGTAAGTGCTATTTGCAGGCCATAAATAACCAGCGCCGCCAGCGCCACCATTGCCTTTGTATCCTGTTGCGGGAGAACCGTTGTTTCTTGCGCCGCCTGCTCCTCCAAAAGCCCATGTATTGTCACCGCCGCCCGTATAACCATTGCCACTTACTGCTGTTGGCGTTCCGCCTGTTTGAGATACAAAAGAACCCAAAGAGCTTGTCCCGCCCGTAGTATTAGATGCACCACCTGCGCCTACCCCAATGGCAGTAATTCCACCGAGGTAAGCCGTACCTGAGGCTACACCGCCACCGCCGCCAGCAACTGAAATATATGCCGCTTGGCTGCCGCCGCCGCCGCCAGCAACAACTAGGTAATCCACCGTCAAAATAGTCGGCGCTAAAGCTATGGCTACCAGATTTCCGGGTATGCTCATGATACGTTTTTAATTAAAGAACCTAAGATTTTGGTACTGTCTGCTACGTAATATGTAAGATAGTCTACGGCGTTTGCCGTCGTAGTTAATACGGGAACCGTAGCATTAGAAAATTTCCAGTATGTACCAAACGAAATAGTCCGACTGCCTGTGGCGTCCTGAGTAATGACAATTACGCCGCTTTGCCCCGGCACAATGTTCGTGGGGTTAGCCAAAATTACGTTGCCTGTTAAGGTGACGCTAAAGTTGTTGGATGTTGCAAGGTCTGGGGTTACGGTAGACGCATATGTTAGCGCTGACACCGTACCACTCTGACCCTTTGTGTAGGATTGAGTTTGCTGCAGTATTGCCGCAGTCCCCGTCACAGCAGGAAAAGTAATAGTTACGTCAGCCGCCGTAGAAGACGGAGTAAGGACAACCGCGCCACCGAGAGCAGATTTAAGATTTATAGGCATATTCAGTCCTTATTCGTACAAAATGTTAACTGAACCAGCGTCAAAGGTATCTGTGCCGTTGACTGTGGTGATGCGAACCCTATCCAAGACCCCTGCAAGGTCAATAGTCCCTATTGCGTTAAATATACTATCAGAAGCAGGGCGAGAAAATAAACCTGTAATTGACCACTTGTTGCTACCCAACAGAGTTAGCGTAAACGCCCCACCTAATACGGCAGCGGCGTTATCTACATTGATGCCAATACCAGATGTGTAAGACGCAATTGTTACTGCTGAACCGTTTGTAAAGCGAGCACCAGACCCTAAATACCCTGTGCTTGTAATGCTTCCACTTCCAAGTTGTAATACCCAATTTGATGACCCACTAGTACTTACCCCATTTAGCACCACAGTAATTCGTTTAACCCAAGACGGGATGCTGGTAAAGTCAATGCTTGTGCCTGATGTAGAAGCTACAGCAGTTCCGGAGGTAATCGAACCTCCCTGAATTGTTTTATTGGTCAGCGTCTGGGTTGTATCAGTACCTACTAAGGTAGTGGTTGCCGCAGGTACGGTTACCGTGAAGTTGCTGGCTGTATTTGTTGGTATTAGCTCGATGCTGCCGCCGCTTGCTGCTGAAAGTTTAACGCCCATGATGGTTCCTTTTAAGCTACGAGCTTTGAGTATTTAGCCAAAAGAGGCCGAGTATCGTGATCCCAAGGGTGGTATCCGGGTTTCATAAATGCAATCCAAGGCAGGAACGTAGAGTACACCATACCTCTGCGCCCAAAAAGGAAACTCATGCCATCCCGCAGAGTACGCCACTTCCAGAACTGTTTGTCGTGCATTAAGAGCTTACAGGTAATACGCAGCACACGCCCGTTAAATACCCCCGCAACAAGAAACAAACCTACCGTCCGCAGTAAGAACTCGTTAAACCCAAGGCGGTCTTTCATGTCGTACCACATATCTAGGGCTACGCCCTTATGTTCAATTTCTTCTATACCGTGCCACTGCCACGCTTGTCGGAAGTGTGGGTGCATCTCTGCAAGGAGGTCGGGACGAGCTAAAAGGTACTGGAAGAACACCGCAGCATTGTGCTCGGCAAGGGTAATGATTGCCATCCATAGGCGTTTAGGGATGAGTTTCAATCGCCGCTGCATGTTGGCTCCGTTGCGGGCATCAATCTCTGTTGCGGGAAGTCCTATCTTCGTAAGCCACCCGTTGTACTTTTCATGAGAATGGGAGTGCCAATGCTCCTGCGCCACCAACATTTTTGACTGCTCAAGTATTTTTGGGTCGGACACAAAGGGTTGAAAGTCTTTAATTACGTGCAGCAGCGCACGTTCTCCGGACGGGATTAACGCGCCAAAAGCATTCATGAAATGCGTTTTGAACGGGCTGCCGCCAAACCAATAGCGTGGTAATTCCTGATCCCAATCTTGTTTTAGGGATACTGACTCGAACTCAAACTTTTCCATACGCACCTCTAAAGCGATTTGTAATCTTCTGCACTGTAGACTTCAGTGTCATAGACAATAACTTCAGTCCTATTGCAAGGGATATAAGCATTTTACTTAACCTCGGCTTTAAAAACTACAACTCGCATAGCAGTATTAGCTTTGATGGTTGTAGCATTGTTCTCCGTGGCTAACACCGCATTTTGCGTGTAAAGCTTATCGCCTACCAAATAGTCCGAGCCAAGTGTAAATATGATGCTGCCTACCTCTACCGCAAGCTCTTCGCTTGGCAATAGGTCTGTAGTAGCAAAATTTACTTTGTACCCGGGGAACGGCTGTACGCAGTTAAAACGCGTGTCGTCTTGGAGGATGTCTAGCTTAACAACTTTTTTGCCCCAAGCAAACTGCCGTGGAAAAACTGCTCCGAGTTCGTCGCATTCAATGTCTTGCGTATCGGTTCCCGGGTAACTAACTTTAACTTTGCCGTTAAGCAGAATAGTTTTGATGGGGTTTGATATCTCAGTCATTGGCTCTTGCAGCGTAGTCAAGTTGCTTTCGCCAAAAAATTCATAACGCGTAGCCGACACCCCTAATTTTGCTCTAGGATATAAAACAGCGGGGTTGATGATGTAAGCCATTTATAAAACCTCCGCCGGTGCGGGATTACTTACAAATGTTGGTTCTACCAACCTAGACTCAATGACCGTTAGGTGCTCGGTTCCAGTAGAAACTGTTTGCGCTGGTAACACCGACTCCTGCACTGTTGGTGCTTGCACTAAAGAATTGATTTCTTCAAATCCTAAAGCAGCGGCAACTTCTTTCTTGCGCTCAATAAGCCATGTCGGGGCACGAACACGGATTTCCGCATCAAGAATTTCACCTGTAATAAACGCCCCATTAACTACAGGTACATCAATTGCATATGTGCCAATATCAATATTTTCACTTGAATATGTAACTTGGATTTGTCCAAGCTCTGCGTTTGCAGATACGATTTTATAGTCCATTATGATTGGCCTCCAAAAGTTGTTCCTGTAATACCTGCTCCGGCGTTAACATAAGATTTACCTACTAAGCATGCAGCTGCCGCCCCTCCCGCAGCGCTACTTGCGTTTCCTGCAGAGCCAAGTGCGCCACCGCTTGCGCCATTAGCGGTACCTGCACCAGAATTTGAACCAAGGCCACCGGTACCCACTCCTGTTTTTGTACCTGCAGTACCCGTCCCTCCGTTAGCTTGAGTCCATTGGCCGCCAGCACCCCCGGAGCCTCCACTGTAACCTTGACCGCCGCCACCGCCACCGCCGCCCCAATAGCTGGTGGTGTAATATGTTGTGTATTCGGGGCCAAATTTGCCAACACCCGTTTGTACTTGATAACTGGTTGTGTAAGCATTGCCTGTACCGCCACCGCCCCCGCCACCGCCACTTCCAACAGTTCCGCTGTTTGTAAAAGTAACGATTCTCTGTGCGTAAACTGCGTTACCACCAGAACCACCCGCTGCTGCTGTGGGTGCTCCACCAACACCGCCAGCGCCAGCAGCGCCAACTATAAACCCGTTGTTTATAACCGTTACCGTATCCGCCGGATGCCAAGAAGTATCAACAGTAAAAGCGTATGACCCCGCAGATGACGACCCTACATAAATTCCGCTATCAACAACAAAAGTTACATCCGTTGCACCAGCTAAATAACCCGACACTTTAGCCGTATTAAGTGTGTAGTTCTGAGTGTCTGCGCTAATGGTAATGGTTACATTTTTTCTACCGCTGCTAACCGACAGAACTTGTAGCATTGCAGCCATGTTATGTCATCCCGCTTCCGGCAATCATCCAAGTTGTAGCCGTCATCTTTACAACAGTTGCTAGGCCGTATTGAGCTAAGGTTCTAGTTCCGGTTGTTCCCGTTCCTGTTTGGTACATGGTGTCCGACGTTATAACAATTGTGCAAGCACCAGCATTCATGTTAATAAAAGTAACAGCCGTGCCAATTGGGAACGCTACAGAACTATTTGCCGGAATGGTAAAAGCACCGGCGCTAGTCATATAAATAGACTTACCAGAATCACCCAGCACCAATGTGTATCCAGCAGCCTGCGCGTTCTGTGTGATCTCTAGGATACCCATGTTTGCGTTAGCCGCAGGGACGGTAATAGTATACGTACTGGAAGACGCGGCAGGAGCGAGCACTGCCTGCCCTCCCCCCGATGTAGCAAGATAAACAGAGTTTGCCGCAATAGACGACGACCCCGTAATTGCACCCGTACCTGATAAAGTCATCGCCATAATTTTTCCTTAGACAATTGTCCAAACGCTGTCATTTGCAATCGTTACGGAAACCCCGCTTGCAATAGAAATTGGCCCAGCACTCATACCATTAAATCCAGAGGCAATTGTGTAGTCCGCGTTTACCGTACTGGCTGTTACCACAATGCCATTGGACGCATTAAGCACTGTTGATTGCAACTCGCCAGTAGAGGGCTTGTACAGGAGTTTTGAATTGCCCGTGTACAGAACTGTTGGTACGCCTGTAGTAACGCTAGCAAACAACGGGTAAACATTAGTCGAAGTGCTTGTGTCGTTGCTAATAGAAGCACCGGAATTTACTGTGGCCCAGCTGGGGGTAGTTCCGTCGGTAGTTAAATATTTACCTGAATTTGTGGCTTGGGATGGAAGGGAATCCACAGTAGCCCAACTGCTGTTAGTTCCGTCAGTAGTTAGATACTTTCCTGAGTTTGTAGCCTGAGAAGGAGCAAGAGCATTAAATGCTGTAGTAGCAGTAGTTTGTCCAGTACCACCGTTGGCAATTGGAAGTGTTCCTGTTACGCCTGTAGTTAGGGGTAAACCCGTAGCATTTGTAAGTGTTGCGCTAGCAGGAGTATTTAAAACAGCCCCAGCACCTAGTGTAGCTACACCTGCTACATCCAATTTACCGCTTGTCGATATACCTTCTGCGCTATCGGTAGTGATAATTTTGAGAATTCCAGCTTTGCCTGTCGTATCAATGCTCAATGCTACTGCTTCGTTGTCAGGCACAGCCCATGTTTGGGTCACAGCGGAATAGATGTTCCCGCTTGCCATAAACAGCGAATAGTTTGATGCGCCGCCAGTGGCTTGCGAATACAAGCCAATGTTCTGACCGCCAGCGTGTGCGCCTGTTGCATAACCACGAACACCAATTGCAGCCGCAGTATCAGCAGTGTTGCTTACATGACCATCACCTACAACACCAATACCACGAGTTGCGCCTGTTGTTGCGCCTGTGCCGTAAACACCAACACCCCATTGACCAGCGCCAGCCACATCGGTTGCAACACCTTCACCAGCAACACCAATGTTGTAGACGTGTGCGCTACCTGTGTTGGCCTGACTGCCTATAAATTTAGCATTGGGGAAATCGGTAAAGTTGGCGTTTGTGCCTACCAGCCCCGTAGCAAAATACGGATTATCGCCGCTTTGATATTTGTCGGTGTTAAGGTTTGTAAAATTAGAGTCGACCTCCGTATTGGTCAGCGGAGTTCCTTTAACCGAGCGAAGAACAATGGTTGACATTAGCTAATCCTTAGCTGACGGTGATTGTCCAAGTTATGCTCATCGCGTCTGCCGCGCCTTTGTTGACGACTGAGAAGACAGTGCGGCAGAGCATTGTGCCCGCGCTAGCATCGTTGAATACACCTGCCTCTGTAACAGCGCCAGTGCCTGTTCCGGCTGGAAAACTTGCTACGTACGTAACTACCGCTGCTGCTGAAGTACCACTGGTCAGCGCTACACGCGAACTACCAATAGCAGTCTGCAAAGTAGTGTCGCCAACGGCTGCGGCTGTAGTCCCGGTGCCTAGTTCCATAAACCCCATAACAGTGGCCGAAACCCCAACCATGCGCGAAGCAATAAATGTTTTGCCTGCTGTGACAACAAGATTTTTTATTTCTCGGGTATCAGTTACAGTCCCATCCGCACCGATGATGTCGATCTTGACATCGCCCGTGATTTTAATAGCGTCGTTTACCATAAAATACTCCTATTTAAAAAGTTCTGGATTCCCCGACATAATCTTCGGCAAAATATGTCAGATCGCAATAATCTTGAACGCTAACTGTACCACTGTCCGCTAGGGAGAGCAAGTCTGACAGTGCCTTGGAGTTACCTATCGCAGGGCTATCCAAGGCTAAAACGGTGTTGTTTGTGAAATCAGCGAAAGAAAATGTCGGCCCTGCGGCGTCTGACAAGTCGTTTAACGCAAAAGAATCAGTCAGAGCCTTGTCTATTGAGAGCGCAGACGTTTCACTTGCAGCAATCGTATCTGAATAAGCTGGGCTAACAAGCAGCGTATTGGCATCTGCCAAACTAGCCGTATCTGCAAAATCGCGGATAAAGATCAAGACCGTCAGCACACTATCGCCCAGCGTAGCCGTGTCGTCTAAAGATTTGCTAGAACTTAGAATCGTGTCGTCAGTTACCGCAAATGTGTCGGCGTCTGCTACTTTGGCTGTGCTAAGGCTGGTGGAATCAGCAATGTTAAAGATGTCAGTGGTGTACTTAAACCGGCCCGTTGTATCTAAATACGCTCCAACTACAAGAAGGATATACGCAACATTGGCAACTGGGGACGCACTGGTAACACCTGCTATAGGGATAACTGTAGCAACGCTCGCCCTCAGTCTGACTGAAGAGGACGCCGCAGAAATGCTATTCCCAATAATTTGTGCGGGCATTAAAAATCACTCCGCACCTTGAATTTCAAAAGGTCATAGACAGTCTGAATCTGGCCGTCCGAAAACGTAATCTGTATCTCACCCTCGTAGTCACCAGCATCGCCGGTTAGCATTTCAGGAGCCGAAGATGGATAGAAGACAACGACTCCATTGGGGCCATCGGTTACAACGCCCGTAACTGTTGCTTGCAAAGTAGTAGACCCAGCGGCCCGGAACTTCAGCAAAACCGTAGCGCCCGTCAAAGCAATGATTGCACCAGTCGTGTCGTCTGTAATTGAACAGACTACTGCTGGGCGGGTATCGTCCTGAACTAACCTAATTTTGTCAACCATAATTTACTCCCTATGTAGCTACAGCACCGCCGCCAGCGGGTACGGGGGCAACACCAACAGTGCCTTTAATCTCAACACCCAGAGCGTTAGCAAACACAGAGTAGTGCCCGGCGGCTCGGGTAGCATTTCCTGCGTATTCCGCATCTTTGGTGAACGCTCGATACAAAATGTAATCACATAAAGCATTTGCGTAGATATCGGGTAAGCTGATACTTCCAGTAACCGCAGTGTATAAGGAACCCACAGCAGGTTCAGTTATATCCACAGGGTATGCTGTATACACAATGTCTATCTGCGCGGCAGTGGTAGCTGGTGGATAAACATAAAACTTCTTTGGGTCTCTCGGATCGTACATAAAATGCACAATATTTACCGAGCTTGTAGAGTCGTGCCAGCCGGGAGACTGAACGTCCAGCAGCTCGCGGTTTACCATCCGAACAGCTTTCTTAGTACTCGAAGCGGCAGAGTTTCGGATTACCGAAATTAGTTTTACGCCGTTGGTTGGCAGTGATTGTTTTGTTCCGGAGATACATGTAACCGTTGCGTTGGTCGACATTGAGTCCGGGCGAAAGACAATTACTTCTCGCTGGCCATCATTTAAATAACGCACCAACTCAGCAATAGACCAGCGAACGGAATCAGCGTCCTGCAGTGTTTCTACAGCTCGTTGAATAATTGATTGCGCGGTAGTAGCCATAGTCACCTCAAGCAAAAGGGCGAGAACGAACTCGCATGGAACCACGGATTAGACCATAGTTTCCTTCGATCCTAGAGCTATTGGTCTGCCGAGCTGCGCTATCTAAAAGATATTTAGCTTGAGCAAAATTGGTAAACGGCTGATCCGGCATTTGCATGGCTCTGGCTATAGCGCCGGAAACAATAGGGTCAATCCAGATGTTGTAAAGATCGTCTTCAAGTAACGTAGCTGTCCTAGCAGGGCGCAAAGTTACGCCAACTACTACCGGGTAAACGTCATCCGGTGGAGGTGAAAGCCGTAGCGTAAATGTAGAGCCTGTGCGGTCAGTATAAAAACCACGAGGGATAGCTCGTGCTGTTTGCAAGTCGTTCTTGATGACTTCAGCCATTCCGGGGGATAGCTCTTTGCCATCGACGGCAACACTCATCACACGGGCAATGTCGTGCTGAGAAGACGGGGGGTCTAGGTCGTACTCAATAGCACCAGCACGGGTGTTAAAAGTGTCTAGGTTTTCTCGGAGAGTCAGCGAGTTTTCGCAAAATTCGATGGCCGAATTTAAAATGACTTGATCCGCCATTGGCTCTGAGCAGCCGGGCAAATACGGCATTACACGCGGATAAAAGGCGCTCAGAGCTTTCATACAAGACCTTATTTGTCGGTAACTGGATCGAGCTCTATTTCAGGCTCAGCCGGGGGTTTTACCAATTCTACCAGCGGGGCTTTCTTTTTGCTAGTTTTTACTTCTGCTGGGACTTTGGCTGGGACTTCTGCTACCAGTTCGTCAGCCACAATATTGGAATGGAGGTTAAGCAACTCTTGGCCTCGTTCTGTAGGAACCCACTCGCCATCCGCTAATTCGGCCAATATGACTATCTTACTATCAATACTAGCGCGAACTTTGTTCGCCAGAATTTCGCCATTAAGACGTTCCATCAGGTCAAATACATTCATTCAAAACTCCTATAAGGAGTAAGGGCCCCCGAAGGAGCCCTTACAACGCCATTAGGCGGGGGTAGCTACAGCGCCGTAGACTGCAATCCAAGACAGGCCGTCTGTGCCCAATTGGATGAACTCAGCAACTTGCTGTTGTCCCATAACCAAAGCGGCGGTAGTCGCTGCACCATTGATGGTAGCACCGGTGTTAGGCCATACTTTGATGTCTTGAGCGGAGTCAAGGTTAGCAACAGTAATACGATCACCTTGACCGCGACCTGCTGGCAGAATAACACCGTCGTTGTCAGTTCCGACAACAGTAACAGTGTTGATAGCGCCGGTCAGCGCGGTAGCGCCTGCAGCAGTTTGAGTTGTACCAGCTGTCAAAGCAGTGGTTACGCCGCCGACAATGCGGCCAAAAGAAGTAACATTAGGCATTTTAAATCTCCAAAAAAATAAAGTGTTGGAAGAAAAGGGGCCGAAGCCCCCCTTCATTTAGCTGGCAGAACCAACTTGAGCCACAACCAAAGCTTGAGGCTTAACAGTCTTACGACCATAAACAGCCAAACCACGGACGATATCGCCGAAGTCTGTCTGGTTACGCAAAGGCTCAGTCTTGTTCACAGTCATTGCAAACGAAACAGCGGCCTTAGTGCCAGCAACCATAGTGCGGCGAGCTTTAGCGCTAGCGACAGCAGCACCGGTAGAGGTGTCGGTCAAACCAGCAACCAAAGCTTTACCAGCAGCGCCGCGAGGCAACAAGTTAGACACGTAGACCGAGAAACGATCCAACATACCAATCTTGCCGGTACGAACAACGCTTGACTGGTCACCAGTGAAGTACGCCTGAGCGATGCTAGATTGCATCAACAAGTGACGATCATAAGGAGACAAGATCAACCAGCGGCCGTCTTCAGGAACGTTTTGCTCATCCAACACAGTAGACATACGCAAGATAGCCTTGAGCACGTTTTCTGGGGTGGCTTGGTCAACTGGAGTTACGTCCGAACCAAGGTTATAAGCAGCGGAGATAGCACCGGCGGTAGCGCCGACGTTAGCTGAGTCAGGGCCTTCAGTCACGAATGAATTGAAGAAAGTCTCATTTTCAATCTGAATTTTCAGCTGTTTAGCTGCGTCTTCAGTGAAGATGTTCATCAAGTTCATATCAGATTGATATGCCAACACATCATTGACTTGCACGCCAAAGTATTTACCTTTGGTAACTTGCATGTCTTGATAGATTGGAGTGGGCACTTCATAGTTCAAGCTCTGACCAACGGTGTAGTCGGAGATTGTGATAGTGGGAGCCAAACGGATACGGATAGTATCGCCTTGGTTCTTCAATTCACCTTCGTAATCAGTGTTGCACACTTCAGACAGCATGGTGTTTTGGTAGAACTTAGCAAGTAACTTTCCAGACCACAGAGTGGGGATAAATGCACCGGAATACGAAGTAGACGTATTGAACGGGGCTTGGACGGGATAAACAGCAGCCATAGGGCCTCCTAAAAATTAAACAGGTTGGATTAGGCTGCTTCGTGGTTTACGCAGTTACGCGGTTCTCCATAAAGGCAGCATCAATTTCAGCTTCAAGTTTCCGTGCCTCTTCGTGTTTGCCACTGCTCGCCAGATTAGCCGCTTTCAAGTACATCTTCTGGACAGCTGCGTCCGTATAGATGCGCCCTTGGGCAGATATCGGCGTAGAGCCTGCAGCGCTACGATTCGGCTGGATTTGACGTTCCAGTTCAGCGGCCTTGTTGCTTGGTTGCTCTACGGGAGCTACGCCTTGGCGGAACATTCCCACATAGTATGCAACGGCTTCGGCATCGCCTCGGTTGAACGCTTCTTGTGCAACGGTTTTTCGAGGTGCTCTGAGCAGAGGATCGGTTTCGTTCAGCCAATTAACCCAACGCTCATCAGCGTTAAGGGCGTCAAAGTCAGGAACCATACGATGTAACCGCTGCTCAAAGGAGGCTTCGGAGACTTGAGTGCCAGTAGTAGTCATCTGCTCGCGCAACTTGACGTTTTCTGACCGTAGGTCTTCGATATCCTTACGAAATTCCATTGCCACTTCGCGGGCAACTTTGCGTTGGACTTCAATTAAGTCCGCACCAAATGCTTGAACATCATCATCCGTAACCAGTTTCTCCTGCGTAGCGGGCTTAACTTCTGGCTTAGGAGCTGCGGCGTCACGTTGAATTTGCTCAACGCGGCCGGACAACTCTTTTACCTGAGAGTGTAAGCGAGGTACTTCGGCGTCATACATACCTTTAAGCGTTCGGTATTTCTGCTGCCAAGTATCTTCCGGTACTTCCGGTTCAACTGGTTTTTCTGGCTTAACCTCTGGCTGCGCAGCAACCGGTTCAGGGGGCGGGACATTAGTCTCGGGCTCTGTTGGTTCGGGTTTACCCTGTAGGGTTTGCTCGTCACTCAACTGCTTTTCGATAATTTCCAGTTCTCTCAACTGGGCTTCAACTTGCCGTGGTAGGGCCATTACTTACTCCTTAAGCTCCAACTCTGTTTCGGGCTCCTACTTCGGTCTGCCTTACGCATAATGGTTTGCCAAGATTACAAAAATACGAGTTATTTCACTCGCTCTAAAATCTCGGGCGATTTTTCAACCGCTTCGAGAAAATCGGCTAGGACTTCTGCCCGACCTTGAAGGCGATACATCCTGATAGGTTCGTCTGCCGACACTAGGGAAGATTTAACTTCCTCCAGCTTCGCTCTAAACAAACTTAACAGGGCTTCGCTTTCTGGCTGCTTGCAGCGAAATAACGCTTGCATGTGCTGCCGATCCGGTTTCGCTCCTACAAAAATTTTCATATGTTGTTTTTATATCACTGTTTTTTACAACAGTCAAGTAAAAAATTTATTTTACATGCCGTTAGGTCGTGGGGAAATCATATTAGATTCGCGCCCGCCAACTTGTGACCCATCAGGCAACATGTTTTTTGGATCCATTTGCGGTTGCATAGGTTGCTGTGGAGACCCACCAGCGTTAACTGTTGCGCCCTGCATTCCCGCCACGATACCTTGAATCTGTTGCTGCAACTGACCAATCATTTGTTGCTGCTGTTCCACAACAGTGACTTGTTTGCGATCCGGAATAATGCGGTCAACATTCCCGCTGAGGTTTCTAGCGGAGTCTCTGAGCAGTTCGGCCGTACCGTTAAGTCCAACAATTTGCTGGGCTACTGGACTGTTGAGTACCAACTGCAGGAACTCGTTTCGGCGGATAGCTTCAGCTTCCTTAATAACTAGGCTAGAAGCCCCGGTAGCAATAATATTTACGTCTCCGATCAAGTCTGGGTCTTCGCTATACCGCAAGTTATCTTGGTACAAACGCTCAATAGCAGGCATGATTACGTTCTGGTCAATGTTGCTGATGACCTGTTTAATACCTTTTCCGGCATTGGAAATCAGCATCGACAGACCTGAAGATGTACGCCCCGCGCCGGGAGAACTTTCGCCAGTCATGTACCGAGGAATCATTGTGTCTTCGTCTGCGCGGGCCGAGAACTTCTCAAAGACACCCATCAACTCATTGGCATTGCTGCCCGGCTGGAAGAAGCTAAGAGGCGCAGTATTGTCGTTAAAGTCCGAAGACTGAAACTGCCAAATCTTCCAAGGGTGCATATCGGTAATGTCTTCGCCCGGGGGTAGGCGCGAAATGTTCACACCGACTTGGGGGCCAGAGCTGATACCCATGTTGTTTGCCAGAGAGCGGGCTGATGCGTTTACCATCGACTGAGAGTCGCGGCACAAATCAGTTACGCCTTTACCGTCAACCGCACCGGGTACATTTTCGTAAGAGGTTAGGTAGTATGGTTTGCGTCCCAGCGGGTCGTAGTTCAATACCGCACGAATGACAATGTTGCCGATCAACCACACTTCGCAAGGGTAGTTAATAGCTGCGTCAGGAATTTCTTTTTCTGTCAAACCCCATTCAAGAAGCAGACTTCCTTTTACAGAATCCCACAACTGAATGGCATCAATCAAGTCGCCGCTGATGATGGCTTCAGTAACGTATTTGCCCTCGGCCTGAGCTTTGGATGCGTCAGTCCACAACCACTGCTTCATGCCGGAAGTTGTAAAGTCATTCAGGACAGTGCGAATGGCATCGTCGTTGTATCCGGGCACACCCAAGAGAGCTTGCAGCTCATCTGCTGTCAGGCGGTGACGCTCAATCACGTAACCATCGTTAAGTTCCCAAGCCCACGGAGCCCAGTACAAATAAAACGGATCGACGCGTTCCCACTCGTTACGAATCTCTTCGACTGGAACTAACTTGCCATCCTGCCACTGCAACGTCTTGCGACGGCGTTTTACAGGGCCTTTTAGCACTGCGTAAGGGAATGTGACGATATCGTCTAAGAACTCGTTAAACGCCTTGTACCAACCGCCTTCACTAAGCTGGTCTTCCATCTTGCGGCTCATACGATCTACGCGGTCGTTGGCTTCTTCACGAAGACTGCGTTCAGCTTCGTCTTTCATCTGAGTAGCAAACACGCGAAGCGTTTCGTCATCGGGTTTCTGACCGCCCTGCTCCAAGTGCGTCATCAATTCTTGCGTGAGTTTCTGTTGCAGACTAGCCATCACATCGGGCGGCATAGTTGGGTTTGGTGTCGCGTTGATGGCCCAAGGCTTGTCAGACCCAGACCCAAGCAACGTATCGCGCAACCAGCTTGTAGCAGCGCGGCATTTGACCGATGTCAGGTTAATAAAAATATCAGAGCCGCCCTGCTCTTTAATTTCTTGCGCTTTTTCCGGATCGTACTCACCGTTGCGCTGACGCAAACACGCCAACATGCGTTCTTCAAGTTTTCGTTTGGCAATGCGGGAACTGTCCCACCGTTGACGAACGTGGGCTGCAAGCCCCTGAATTACTGGGGTGTTCTGCATTTCCTGACTGCGGCGTTTTGATTCCGCTTCAAGGTCAGAAGCCCGAGCAACGGGTATAAGAGCGATACTCATGTGTTAAATCCTATTGTGCAACATCTGTGGCAGGAATTTGGGCGAATTGTACTCTTTACCATACATTGGTCAAGTATATATGTATCCGGTTGACTTTATTTCTCGGCGTTTCTGGCCAAACTCAGCACCCCGGATGTTCATATCCATCACCGAATCGGCGTACTGGTTCGCGTCGTGGCAGTGAGAAAACTCGTTTTTGTCCGGTTTATCCTCGATTTCACCGTTTTTCTTGATCTTGTAGCGGTACCCGTACCGAAATCCTTTTATGAGCTGAACGCAACCCGGGTCAATCAGGTACATGGCTTTACCCTCCATCTGCTGGCTGAGTAGGCGCTCCACTGCCTGAATCCGCAATTCTGGCTTGTTTGTCGGCGGCCGCACACACTTAAACCCTGCCTGCTTGAGCACATCTACAAGCGACATCTCGTTCTGCTGCTGTTTGGCAAACCCAGCTGGGTCAGGCGCACACAGCATGGTACACCCTTGCAGGTGATTGGCAATAAACGGATTGAGTTTAGTCCGAACAAAAGTCTCTATTCCCATGTTCTCGGACACCAGCTCGGCCAGCGTGACTACACGCCCGCGAGGGTCTCTCTGCTTAAACACAGCCGCCGGGGTTCTACCAAAGTCTATACCAATAATCACTGGGTAGTCCGCGCTGCGTATTGGTTTTATGGGCTCCTTGGCTACGTGGAAGTCCGCTGTAAATGTCTTCTCGTACACCGGCGTACCGCTCAAGCTACGGCCGTATTCAGACCGCAGATACACACGTAACCAGTCCTCGGTCTTACCCGGGATCAAGTTGGGGTAGTACGCTTTTGGCAGGTGGTCGTAGTTGTCGCACTCTGGATTGACCGCCCACTCTCCGCCGTCTTTGTCCAGCAGTACCTCTTCCGGTTCTTCCTGAAATTTATCCAAGTACGCGTCCGGCTTCAAGATGGCTGTCGGCTGTTTGTAAATCGCCCAGTTCGATGGGGGACTCTCCATCTTGTCGTGCCACCAAGTGTCCTCGTCCGGCATGTTGGTATCGAACAACGCACACGACCGCGTGGGCCCACCGTCCTTCATTGACGGATACCTGTTCAGACGACCGAGCAGACCATCAACAACGTCTTGGTGGAGCTCCCTTGCCTCGTTACCCCAGATAAATGTGGTCTCCAGTGACAGCGCCTTACGCACGTCGTCCGGTGTATCCAACGCAATGAACAGCCACTCCGACTCCACCTGCGTCCCGTCCGGCAGCCGAGCCATCAGGATAAATGTCTTCTCTACGGCTTTCCATATCCCAGCCTCTCCGGGCGGCAGCCAGTCAAACACCGTTTTGCGAGTTGTCAACGCCAGCTGGTCGGCCGTGTTACGCACAATAACCGCTCGAGTCTTACGAATATTACGGGCATTCGGGGCCTGCCCCATCGCCAGTCGTACAAGTTCGTGTACACACGTCACCGATTTGCCCCCTCCAACCGGCCCCGCTAAGACTCGAACGTATTTCTCATCAAGCATGAACTCTCGTTGGGTGGGCGTGGGTTTGTATGTACTCATTCGGAGTTCTCGGAATCAGACTTCGCCTTTTCAGGAATCTGTTTGGGTGAAACGTCTATGACCATCGGGGTTGCCGCGTTCTGGCTGCTCATGCTCACACTACGGTCTCCCAAGTCGATGGACAAACTAAACGTAGGCCCAGAATTCTGGGATTTTTCTTCTTTGGGTTCAAGTCCAGCGGCTCGTATCATGGTTTTCATAATGTCGTGCTTCTGATTCAGGCTAGCATCAGGACTTGCGGCCATCACATACACCTGATCCAAGAGCTCAGCGGCCATCCATGTGGCTTTAGCCTTGAATGTAACCCCATTCTTGACAAACTCGGAGCGTTTTACCTCAACTTGGAGCTGGAACCAAGGCTGGACGGCCAATTCTTGGTACTTTTCCATGCTGATACCGTGCCGAGCGGCCACGATTAGCTCATCTTCGGCTCCCAGAGCGATACTTGCCAGCATTTCATCGCTGACTTGCGGGAACGACAGTGTTTTTGGAGCGTACTCCAAGGGTTCGTCCCCAATATCTAGGTCAGCCAGCGACATTTTCGCTCTCCAAAGCCGCAGCTTCAGCTTTTTTTACGGCTGCCATGTACTTTTCGCACGCTACACGCATGACATCAGCGGCTGTTACGCCCTTTTTGACTGCTAATTTCTTGACTTCCTCCAGTAAATCTTGGGGGAAAAACATGTTCCATCGCTTCATTTCAGAGGACATTTCTGCTCCTAGGTGTGTATATGTATGTGAGTATAACACTTTTTTTATTTTTTGTGCGTATATGTATACACACCCCCTATTTTTTTCGTCTGCTGTAAGACTGGGCCCTAAGCAGGCAGGGGGCGGGGGGTGGGTGTGGGGGGCCTGGGGGTGGGTGTCCGAGTAGCAAGGCCGCCGACTATGGGAAGTGGGTTTGGCTACACGGAGTAGCAAGGCCGCCGAACATGGATTGAGCATCGGCTCTCCGCCCCGTGAACCTTGCATCTAGTAGGCTCATGCTAAGCGCCAAACCCGAAAGGGCGTGAGGTAGCAGTGTGGACACCCGAACGAAGTGTAGGTGGGATTCTTGCCCATTAACAATTTGATGCGTGAACCGATATGCTTTGAGAATGATTCTCATTGTGTCGCAGTAACACGATTTTATAGGTTTGCGTGAAGTAACCTATCGGTAATACCGCATCCAATACCGCAAGCCATAGGGGTAGGTATAAACACGCAAGGCATGGCGTGGGATGCGGCTTTAATATAAGCCTTGCATGGTGTAGGGTTTATATATCAAGCCAACTTTTAAGGATAAATCATGTCTAATTCTATTACCGTATTTTCCAACGACAATTCTATCGTTACCTTTGAGAACAAAAGCGGTGTGCAATTTGCGCTTAGCGCCGAGGGTGCATTGTTCAAAGGTGGTGCAGCATTGGTGGCATTAAAAGATGCAGCATTGTTGTCAGCATACAACAAAGCCCGTGATGGAAAATACCGCAGTGCGGCCGATGTAATCGGGGCGTCATTCCCTTCGACTACCAAAGCCTTCGAGAAAATTATCGGTAGCGCATGGGCCAACAAGTCTGCTATGTGCTCATTCCTCAGCGCCATTGAGCGTGCCGAGCCTGGAAAATCTGGGTACAGCAAAAAGCAAAATGATGCCAAAGGGTTTGTTGCATACCTTCGTGAGAATGTGCCTTCGCTGGCCGCAAACCCAGAAGATGCATTCACTATCAACGCCTAAACCTTGCCCCTAGGTCATAGCCTGAAGCCCATCATGTGGGCTTTGGAGTGTCACCTTCAAAGGAAAGATATGCGTACACACCTTGTACCCAAGGGCGCGATGCCTCCAATGCCACCACTCGTAACTGGCGATGTGGGGCGCAAACTCCAAGGCGGATTACCACCCGAGCCATACCGCGCTCGTAATGCATGGGGCAATGCGTATCGCCGTGCTCAAAATGATGGTGTGAGTAAATCATGCCGTGCCGAATGCTTCCATGCAACAAGCGAATGGGATAAAAATGCCCGCAAAGGTATGGGCGGATTCATCGCCGCCTAATTATCTTGCCAAAAAGTGTCGGATAAATGTACGGATAAATACAAAACCTAGTGTTTGTGCGGTCTCCCAAGCCTATTTATCTAATTATCTAATTATCTTATTAAATATGGGTACGCGTGTATGTGAAGCCGACTTCGTGCATACACACCTTAGAGCGCGCAAAGAAAAGCGACCCTTAAAATCCGCCCTGCCCCAAACCACCCCGAGATAATTACCCTAGGGTAAACCCTATACATACGCCACAAGCGTGTGTTCATGCGGGCTGCGGGACATACACACCCAATTTCTATTTATCTTGGGGGGTGGATAATTGCATTTTTCAAGATAAATGCCCCGAGATAATTACAACTTCACATACATACATTGTATGTATACACACCAAATCCCTGTCAACCAACTGGAGAATCAAAATGATGTTTTTCATCAACACATCCCTGCCTGAGCGTACGCATACACACCAAATTCCACAAATCGCGGAAGATGATGACGAATTCGTATTCGAGTATCGCCCCGAAATCATGGACGAAGAGACCGACCGTATGCAGCACTCATTCGACCGCGACTGACCAAATCCCACTGCCAATCCCCCAACCAACTGGAGAATCATCATGCGTGTAATAGTATCTTTTGGCTTCATTGGGGTAGACCCCGACAGCCCAGTAGCCGATGAAAT